TCGTAATTTACATGGTTTACAAATGCGAAGCCTGCGGAGCGATCTTCTTTGAGCCGTACACTTATCAGGTACGCGAGAACCTTGACGGCGAGAACGGCATAGAAACGCGGACGGTCGCCGAGTGCCCGTTCTGCGGTGAGGAATGGTTTACGGAGGTGGAAGACGATGCCGAATCTGGATGACGGCACTTCCGGCTATCTGAAAGGCACGGCGTCGGTAACGACCTATTTCCCAATCGATCGCAAAGGCACAGCGTACATCGCCTGCGAAGCCTGTCGGTTTTACAGACGGTCAAGCAAGCGCTGCGGGCTTACGGATGAAGTCATTCCGTGGCCGGACAAATACACCGGGCGAAGCTGCCCGCTTACTTTGGAGGAAGAAGAAAATGGAGAACCTTGGAATATATGAAAGCGTGCGGCAAGTCCCGCCGTCCGCACAGCGCGAAATCCAGGCGGGGAGGCTGAAAGGCAAGACCGACATTAACCCCATGTGGCGCATTAAGGCGCTGACGGAGCAGTTCGGCCCCTGCGGGATTGGCTGGAAGTACGTTATTACGGATAAGCGGTTGGAGCAGGGCGCGAACAACGAGGTTTCCGCATTTGTGGATATTGATCTTTACATCAAGGTTGATGGCGCGTGGTCAGATGCGATCCCCGGAACAGGCGGCAGCGCGTTTGTTGCTAGTGAACGAAACGGCCTTTACACCTCTGACGAGTGCTTCAAAATGGCGCTGACCGATGCTATCTCCGTTGCCTGCAAGGCGCTCGGGTTTGGTGCGGATGTGTATTGGGCGAAGGACGCGACCAAGTACACGCCAAGAACCGCAGAGCAGAAGCCGAGCAAGGAAGAAATGCAGTCCTTCAACCAGGCGTACAAGGAACAGTTTGATTACACCTGCCAAGACTGCAAGCAGCCGATCACACCGCAGTCCTTTAACGGAAAACTTTATCGTGTGAGCGACATCTCCAAAGGCGCGATGAAGAAATACGGTGTGCCGCTCTGCTGGGCTTGCATGGAAAAGAGGAAAGCCAATGAAGGCCCGACTGCATGATCTATCTCTTGCGCGCGATGGTGGGTATTTACTCACCATCGCCACGCGGGAGAATATCGGCCCGCTGTTTGACGAGCTGCACGAGACAGACGTTGACGTAACCGTGAAGAAGCACCGCGAGAAGCGAAGCCTCGACGCCAACGCTTATGCATGGGTATTGATGGACAAGCTCGCAGAAGCCACAGGAACGCCTACAAGCGAGGTTTACCGGCAGGCCGTGAAGGACGTCGGCGGGAACACGGAAACCGTCTGCGTGCGAGAGAAAGCCGTACAGAAGCTATGCGGCGGCTGGAACAAGAACGGTATCGGCTGGCAGACGGAAGTGATGGACAGCAAAATTAACGGCTGCAAGAATGTGGTGCTGTATTACGGTTCGTCCACCTTTGACACAAAGCAGATGTCCCGCCTGATCGACAACATCGTGCAGGACTGCAAGGCGGTGGGCATCGAGACCTTGACCCCACAGCAGCTTGACGCGCTGAAGGAGGATTGGCGATGCACAAAATGACAAAGGCCACGTCCATCCCCAAAAGCGTCAAGGAGATCGTATACGAGCGCGACGGACGTCGCTGCATCCTCTGCGGACGGAACAACGGAGAGCCTGTAGCGCACGTTGTCCGGCGCTCACAGGGCGGCAGAGGCATTGAGCAGAACATCGTAACGCTCTGCCCCTCCTGCCACCGAGCCTTTGACGATGGGTCGCAGAGGGCGGCGCTATACGCCTGCATCGTCGGCTATCTCAAGGCAAAATATCCTGGCTGGACACGGGAGAACATGATTTACAGAAAAAACAGGGAGGAATTGAAATGAGCTTGAACAGGATCAGCGTCATGGGACGCATTGGAAAGGATCTTGAGCTGCGCCGCACGCAGAGCGGCAAGGCGGTCACCAGCTTTCCCATCGCCGTCGACCGCGACGGTAAGGATGCCGGAACGGACTGGTTTGATGTGGTTGCGTGGGAGCGCACGGCGGAGTTTGCCGCGCAATACTGCGCCAAGGGGCGCAAGGTGGTGGTAGACGGTCGCTTGCAGGCGCGAGACTGGACCGACAAGGACGGCAATAAGCGCCGCGCGGTCGAGATCATCGCCCATAGCGTGTACTTTGCCGACAGCAAGCCGCAGGAGGGACCCGCCGCATATAGTCCTGCATCAAGCAGCCCGGGCGAGCTTAGCGAGGTCGAGGACGACGGCGAGATTCCGTTTTGATGGAGGTGCAGCATGAGATACGAGGTGCATATCGTTTCACCGCGCGAAAAGGCGGTCATTGTCTTGCCAGAAGTGTCCGAGAGTGACGCGACCGATATTGCAGAGGTTATGACGCAATACGGCGCGACGGTTTCCCTGCTGGCAAAGCCGAAGGAGTAAAGCGATGGAGCGTAATCAATTCACTTTTTACCGAAGTTACAGGGACGCGCTGCGAGCGCTCAACGCAAAAGATTTCAAGGCCGTTGTGCTGGCAATCTGCGATTATGCGCTTGATGAAAGCGAGCCATGTCTTTCTGGAGTCCCCCACGCTGTTTTTACTTTGATTCGTCCAACGTTGGACAGCGGTCGCAACAAAGCAGCGAATCGACAGAACAAAACGAAAACAAAAGAAGAACAAAGTGGAAACAAATCGGAACAAACTCGAAAGGAGAGAGAGGGGGAGAAAGAGAGAGAGAAAGAGAACGATAGTTCTCTCTCTATATCTCTCTCACGAAAGGCTCCCACGTTTGACGAGGTTGCCGAATATGCCAGGCTGCGCGGAGGTCTTATTGACCCCAAACCGTTCTACGAGTTTTATTCCGTCGCCGGTTGGATGGACACCGAGGGCAAGCCGGTTTACAACTGGCAGCAGAAATTCCAGCTATGGGAAAAGCGCGAGCTGGAGAAGAAAGGGGGCGCGATGAATGGACATGTTCACGATACTGGACGAGATACGAAAAAATGGAACGTCCCCGGAGCCGTCAATCTCTGACGAGTGTCCGCTCTGCGGCGGCGTTGGATACATCGTGCGGAGATCAGCAGACGGGAACGCGGAGTACCGGGAGTGCGAATGCTCCATCCGCAAAGGGAATCTGCAGCGCATCGAAAGAAGCGGGCTTAAAGAGCTTTTACAGAGATGCACGATGGAGAACTATCGCGCGACTGAGCCGTGGCAGAAGCAGGCCAAAGAGGCAGCGGAACGCTATCTTGCCGATTGGCGCGGAAGATGGTTTTACGCCGGAGGAAGCCCCGGCAGCGGGAAAACGCACCTTTGCACGGCGATGTGCGGGAAGCTCATGGATGCCGGATTGCCGGTGCGCTATGTGCAATGGCGTGCGGATATTCCAGCCATCAAAGCAAAGGTCAACGATGCCGGGGCATATCAAGATGCCATTGATCCGCTGAAAAGCGTCAAGGTACTGTACATCGACGATTTCCTCAAGGGGACGGCGACAGAGGCCGATCGCAACATTGCGTTTGATCTGCTCAATGCGCGGTATATCAAGCCAAGCCTTGTGACAATCATCAGCTCCGAGTGGACGATCTCGCGTGTGCTGGACTGGGACGAGGCGATAGGCTCGCGCATTGCGGAGCGGTCGAAAGGCTGCGTGTTGAATATTACCGGGTCCAAAAACTACCGGCTGAAATGAAAGAATACCTGTGAGGAGGAAAGGTAAATGAAAAGACTGACAACTAATTGCCCGGATAACAACCTTGATGCCGCCCTGAATCTGTTTTACATCAAAGACTTCGAGACGTGGGTGCGGGGCGGAGGTGATGGCCCGGACTACCCAGACATCCGGCTCTACGATTTCATCCGCAAAGCCGCAAAAATTTTACTGCCGGATTTAGACTTTCCAATGGATGATGATGGCGTAGACTATGCGATGGGTGAGCTTTTGTTGGACGGCCCTGATGAGCCGACAGGCCTGCTTGCCCTGCTTTATACCGCAGCATGGTCATACGCAGAACTGCGTGGCAGGCTCATGCAATATGAGGACACGGGCAAGACACCGGTGGAAGTGTCCATGCTGGTTAAAGATTGGAACGACCTTTGCACTATCGTCAGAGAGTGCGGTGGCATTAGCCGAGTAAAGGTACTGTCCGAGGCCGACAAGGACGGGCGGCTGGTGGTGCTGTCCGAAGGGCCGGAGGAGACATGACAGGATACACCAACACGCCGATCTTGCCCGAGAAAGCCAAAGAGCTGATGTCCCTTGACACCGAGTACAAGGAGATCATCACCTATGGCAAAATCGAGGAGTGGTTCACAGCATGGGACGGGAAAGTCTATGTGAGCTTTTCCGGCGGCAAGGATTCAACCGTGCTGGCCTACCTTGCCGCCAACTGGCTTGCCCACTTTCGGACACCGCCGTGGCCGCTGAACCTCGCATTCATCAATACGGGGCTGGAATATCCGGAAATTCAGAAGTTCGTGAACGAATATACGGACTGGCTGCGGAAGAAGTTCCCTCGCGTGACGATCAACCTTACTCGGCTGCGTCCGAAGATGAACGTTCGGCAGGTGATGACGAAGTACGGGTACAGCATCATCGGTAAAGACGTAGCGCACCGGATAGAAACCGCGCGGCGTTCACCAAATAGCCGAAGTATGAAGCTGTTGCGTGGGGAAGTCTTACGCACCGATGGGGAAAAGAGCATATACAATTGCGAAAAGTGGGAGTACTTGCTTTCGGCTCCATTCCTCATATCAGACAAGTGCTGTGGAATTATGAAAAAGTCCCCATCAAAGAGCTATGAGCACCGAGCGGATGTCAAGCCCATGACGGCAACAATGGCGGAGGAAAGTCTTCTGCGGATGCAAAAATGGCGCAAAACCGGCTGCAACGCCTTTGAAGGAAAGCGTCCCTTATCTAAGCCCATGAGCTTCTGGACGGAGCAGGATGTGCTGCGATTCATCGTAGACCGAGAGCTACCTATCGCCAGCGTATACGGCGACATCGTGGCGAGCGACGGCGAGAACGACTATGCAGAAACGCTGATCGACTGCAGGTTGCACTGCACGGGATGCCAGCGCACGGGGTGCATGTTCTGCGCATTTGGCGCGCACCTCGAAAAGGGCGAAAACCGTTTTGAGCGCATGAAGCACACGCACCCGAAGCACTATGAGTTTTGCATCGGCGGCGGGGAGTTTGACCCCGCGGATGGGCTATGGAAACCCAATGAAAAAGGACTTGGTTACGGTCGAGTGCTGGATTACATCGGAGTGAGGTATTGAGATGAAGGGAGGAATTATGAGAGATACAAACCTCGTAAATGCGCTGCGTGAGCACGCGGATTGGTGGGAAAATGGGGACATGATGGAGCCGCTGGGAGGACTGGAAAAAGACCTGGCGGAAGCCGCTGACCGGATCGAGGCGCAGACGAAAGAAATTGACGCACTGCGGAACGAACTATGCCTGAAATGCGGGAACTACACGCTGGCCCATGAGGGGGCCTGTAACGGGTGCAAATGGAGGAAAATGTGATGGACGCTGTGGAGTTTATCAAAGAACGCGACCGAATGTGCCGCTTTTACCACCATGCCGGGGACTGCTATCAATGCCCCGCAAAAGAC